CTACATATGTCTGAGAAGTTAAAGAAAGAAAAGCCAGATTCAATTAAGTATAAGTTGTTCTAATGAACAACAATCTGTCTTCTGTTCAATTTAAAGACTACACCTTGGAGTATCGAGGAGCCGATGAAGAGGGTGGGCACAATATTGTTGCAAAAAAAGAAGATAAACCAATAGGTGCAATGAGATGGGCTCATGGACGAGGCGTAGATAGCATAGACGTCAATCCAGAACATCAACGTAAAGGTATTGCTACTGCCATGTGGAATATGGGAATTGCTTTAAAGAAACAAGATAAAAGCATTCCCACAATTAAACATAGTCAAGACAGAACTTATGAAGGCGAAGATTGGGCAAAAAAAGTAGGAAGATACTATCCACCAGAAAACATTTTAAAGTTTCAAGGAGAAGAGTAAATGAGTAATCTCTCCCAACAGCAGTTTGGTCCCATGTACCATGGCACCAAGGCGATAATCAAAGATCACCTAATTAAACCTGGTACAGGTGGCTTAGCATATGCAACTAGCGATCCAGGTTCTGCTGAGTTATTTGGCAAGACTAAAACGCCATCTGGTGAAGTTGAAGAGAACAAGGTCTACAGAGTTGTGCCACTCGCACAAGATGTATCAACTAAAAAAGGAAACTTTAAAGGTGAGACTCATTATTCATCTCCGTCAGGCTTCTTTATAACTGGACAATACTTCCCTCCTACTAAGGAAAACAAATGAGCGCCAAATATTCACGTAACCAACCATTTAACAAGATGCAGATTAAAGATGGCTGGATAGTAATCATGCGAAAAGACGGCACGGTTAAATCACGTATTGAGCCATACCGACCAAAGGTTAAAAAATAATGTACGAGTATCGTGTAAAGAAGGTTAACAAGATAGTTGACGGAGATACTATCGATGTCGACATTGATCTAGGCTTTGCCGTCTCATTTACACAGCGGGTTCGTCTTGCGGGTATTGATACTCCTGAGAGTCGTACAACCGATCTGAAAGAAAAAGCCCTCGGCTTGGAAGTTAAAGAAAAGATTAAAAAAGAATTAGCGGCGGCAAAAGACGTTGTCATTAAGACAGAGAAGCCAGACTCATCAGAGAAGTACGGAAGAATCTTAGGTTGGATATTCTTAGATGGTAATACTGTGTCATTAAATCAACAGTTAATAGATCAAGGGTATGCCTGGACATATGGTGGCGGCACGAAGATAAAAGACTTTAATGAATTAGTAGCAAAGAGACAGGTAAACCCATGACGACCATGTGTGAGCATGTCTATAAAAGTATGGGCATAAGTTTGTGTCCCAAGTGTGGGCTTGATACTCACGACATTAACTGGGATAAACAAAATAAATCAATGTCACAATGGCATACTGATAATCCTGATGCTGAGTATGCGGGATGGATGTCGATATGAGTTCAAAGAAATGGATTCCACATCCAACTCAAGATTACCACGTCGATTACCACGCACTCAGGTGGCACAAGCACGCCATGAGTATGGAGGAGGGCAATAAGTTTATGTCTACTCCTAATGAGGATGGATCACGTAAGACCAAGTTTGATTACCACCAGCATCTACATGACACAGGACAATTCGGCCTCGGCGAGGCTCACGATCATTTTACTCCCAAGGATAAGAAATGAAGAAGAAAGCAAAGTTTAGAGGTTACTCTCAGACTGGTTATGGAAAAAAGTCTGTTCAGGAACGGTTTAAGGTTAAAGATGTTAATGAAGAGGGCGGCGCTGAACATATAGCGGCGTGGGTTAATAGCAACTTAAATAAGACGCAGATGTCTAATGCCGAAGGAATCAAAGACTTGATGCAGGGCCCAAAGTTAGGTTACAACGTAAAGAAGCGCAAAACATCTGAGCCAAGGGAAGAAGATGAATAATCTATCTCCTAAACAATTTCACACTCTCTATCGTGGATTAAGTTCTACTACGATAAAAAAGCCTCTCGGCATGCATTGGACAGAGGATCCAGAGAGAGCAGTTGGTTTTGCAAGAAGAATGGGTTATCGATCTGGCATTGTAATTGAAGGACAAGTCGCTAAGAAAAGTCGTGAGACTCGTCCTGATGTATTAAAGAAGAACCAAGTTTACGATGAGTATTGGGAGAATGAGATTCCTGTTAAGAAGGGCAGCACCGTGCACGTAACTGCTGTCACTAAGTTACATGAAAACAGAGATCGCACACGCACATACACTCCACCACGAAAGTGGAAAGCATAATGGCAAAGAAAGATAACCTTGGAAAAGAGTTAGCAGAAGGCAATCGCCCTATGTTTATGACTGCTGGTGAAATTGTTAAACACATTAGTTTAAATGACTCTAATACCCGTGTTGGGGTTACTTTTGGCGAAGAAAAATCACCAGACTTAAAGAATCGTGATAGTAATACTTTGCGTAAAAAATTGCGACAAAGTAAAAGTAGTGCAGACAGTAATGCACATGGCGCAGGGTTACATGAGAGTATAAAAACTCAAGGATTTAAAGGTAGATTTAACATAACAGATTATGGTCATGAGGGAAGATTATTTGAAGGTCATCACCGTCTAGCAGCGCAAAGAAACATTAATCCAAAACAATTTAATTCAATAAATTGGGTAAAAGGGTTAAACTACTAATGGCTGCTGAAGATAACCTATCTAAACAATTATTTCATGGAACTGGTGCACATTTAAAACATGGAGATATAGTAGAAGACCGTGGTGACGGTGCCTGGGCTACAACAGATTCAGGTTTAGCAAGTTTTCATGCCAAGGTAAATTTAAGCACTCCTCATCATTTAATGTATGAACCACGAGGAACTAATCAGCACATTAAAAATTGGCAAATGCCGATGTTTAATCCTGTGTACAAAGTGGAACCTGTTGATAGTAAAGAAGCAGAAAGTTACTCTAAAGAAAAGGGTGTACCAAGTAATACTCGTGTATCCAAAAAAGGGTTCAGAGTTACTAGTGTGCATAAATGGGAATCAACCCCATTTGGTAAATAATGTTAAATAAAAAACAATTTGGTGTTCCTGTTCCTGAGAATGTTCAGGTAAGAAAAGCAGGTGGCAAAGGTCATCTTGAAGGAGATCCGTCAGAGAGTGCTACTGGCATGGTTAGGACTGAGCGCTTAATTCCTTTAATGGAACACAGACGCAGAGGTGCTGATGCACAACCTTCTAGTGAAAAGACTATTGCTGGTATTAGGTCCGACATTCAAAAAGGCAAAGGGATTAATAATCCAATTATGGTTGCGTATGATCACGAAAATAAATGGGGCGTTATTGGTGAGGGCCACCATAGATTAGAGGCTGCAATGGCAGAGGGCGTCTCACACGTGCCCGTGACCGTCTTCCGTCAGCCAGGGTTAGGTGAACGTAAAGAAAACTTTTTAGGTGGCCATCTAGCCATGATGACTAACTTCACCGACAAAGGAAGTCATGACGAACGTATGGGCAAAGAGTACGTTCCAACCAATATCCACCCTGCTCACTTCAAACAATTTATGTGATAGGTTGGGGTATTAATTAGTATCCCTATAAGAACGGATCACAAGTGAGTAATACCAAACGGGCCAAAAAACCAAATAAGGGAAGTATTGCTTTAGCATGGTGTGATAATGGCGCAGTTGATGGAATGTTTGCTAATGCATTAATAAGTGCAGTATTACATAAAGAAAAGTATCAAATTCCTATTGAAGGAGTTTTGCAAGTTCGTGGTAACCAAATCGCTAAACAACGTCAACAACTCTTTGATGATTGGGATACAGTTGAACAAGATTGGTTACTGTGGATTGACTCTGATGTAATTGTTCTTCCTCATCAAATTAAAATGTTATGGGATTTAGCAGATGCTAAAGATAAACCCGTTGTATCTGGAGTTTATTTTGTTTCTCCAAATCCTAACGATCCATTGATGATGCCATTTCCTTGTATATTCCATGAAACTTCTGAAATTGAAAACACACCAGTACATCCACTTCCACTTAATGAAGTTATAAAAATTAGAACAGCAGGTATGGGATTAGTACTAATGCATCGTTCTATTAAAGATAAATTAAAAGCCGCATATCCAGATGAGATTTATTTTGACACAACAATAAAAGGTCCAAATCAAGCGGGTGAAGACATCTCTTTCTTTAATAAATTAAAGGCAGTTGATATTCCCGTATACGCACACACAGGCGTAATTGCAAAACATATGAAGACGGTAATGATTGATGAAAATTACTACAACCTATGGTGGAGTACTATTGGTTCTCAGATGGCTAATAGTCAACCCAAAGAAACCACATGAGTCATATTGTAAACTTGTCTAAAGAAGAAGTCCGTGCCTGCGCTGATATTGCATTAAATCGCTGGATGATTAAATTTGGGTCAATAGATCGTCCTAATTATGCTGGAGATAACAAGAGATTCTTAGAGCCAGAGATTGCCGCAAATGTCAGAACTATTGTGGCCGAATATGCTGTGGCCAAGTTATATAAGCAGCCCTTTGTATTTCCATTCTATACAAATGAAGAGCATTCATACCGCAAAGATTTTCCAGATGTAATGCCAGTGTATGAAGTGAAGTCTGTAAGGACTAAGGATGAGATTCCAGTATTTCCCAAGGACATCAGACCAGGGGTGGTTCTTGTAGGAGCAAGAGTATTAGACCGTGATTATTACTCAGAGGTTGAAGTTTATGGATGGCTTCCCGTTGAGGAATGCACAAAGGATGAGTATCATTACCCTCCAGAGAATTCTTGGCGGATTCCCTTAGATAAATTTAATGACACAATTCCAGAGTAAGGATTAGACATGGCAGAAAAAGGCACAGCAGCAGCAATTATTGAGGTTGCAGAAAAAGAAGTTGGTACTATTGAGGGTCCAAAAGATAACGAGACTAAGTACGGCAAATTTACTAAGGCTGATTTCTTGCCTTGGTGTGGATCTTTTGTTATGTGGTGTGCTAATCAGGCAGGTGTAAAGGTTCCTAACACTGTTTCAACTGTGGCTGGTGCAACTGCGTTTAGAAAGATGGGCACCTGGGTAGATGCAAAGGATGCATCTCCAAAGCCAGGAGACATAGCCTATTTTGATTTTCCAGGAGATGGTGTAGATAGAATTTCTCACGTAGGTATTGTTGTATCTAACAATGGAGATGGAACAGTTACC